AGCCAGGGCCTCCGGGGTGAAGCCCGCATTGCGCGGGCTTATTTGAGCTTAGAGGTTATGTTTGATTCATGGCAATTAAAGCAGCTTTTGCTAAAAAACCGCTACGGGTCTCATGATTTGCCGAAGTGTATTCATCTACTCTATCAAGTAGATACTGCGGCCAGCTAACATTAAACCTAATTTGCTGTTGGCTGATTTTGGCTGGGTCGATTTCAATCATTACCCATGTTGCTCCGTCATAATCAGATTCTTGGCTTAAATCGGCAATACTGCTTACGGAAAGATTTTTAAACTCTCCGTCTTCAATCATGCCATCAATGTGCATATAGGCGGCAGAACGGGCATTTGTAATCGCTTCCTCAATAGTGTCACCATAAGAGAAGCAGCCCGGTAAGTCAGGAATGGTTACGCCATATGCCGAATGACTGTCTTTGTGCAAAGCGGCAGGGATAAACATTTTTCATCCTTTTTTCATTTCATGTATTCTTGTGTTGGGTGATTGGGGCGTGAGATACCCTTGATTATTTGGTTAGAAGAATGGCAGCGGGGTTCCCCGCTGCTTGCCTTTACTTCAAACCGGCTTGCTTAAAGATATTTTTTACCGTACCTATCGGCAAGTCTTTTTTTGGATGTGGTACTGTTACACGACCTTTTTTTGTTGGGTGCTTGTATTGCGAATGGCTCCCAGATTGTGCAACTTTATACCAACCATCCTGTTTGAGTAGGGCGATAATGTCTAGACTATTCAATTATATCTCCTACGCTCAAAACATGGCACGTCTGCCATGTGTGTAATAATACACACCATTCTATTGAATGTCAAATTCCCGTGTGTATTTGTGTGTAAAGATTTTGACGTATTCTCACAAATTGGGCAAAAAGAAAGCCCGCGCGTGGCGGGCTTGGTGTGATTACTTGTCTTTATTTAGGTTTTTGTCTGTTTCTCAAGGGCGCGTTTTGTCTGCTTAATTCCGGTTCTAACCTTGTTAATCTTTTCATCAGACAATTTGAGGTCTTCCGGTAATGTGCCGGACGTTTGAATCATCACATTACGGACTGACCGTCCCACTTCTTCGGCGGCTCGTTCCAGCGGCTTTTGTCCGCGTATGTTCTGATTGCGTATCTTTTCTTCTGTCTGCGTGATTCTGAACGTATTGGCCGCCAATTCGACAGGGTTCATAAAGTCCAGTAACGAGCCTTTCAGGTCGCCTACGCCCTTGTAGTTTTTCAGCTTGTTTATGTTCATGTTGTACAAGCCGCGATAACCGGCATTTTGGAATAAGCCATATTCCTCTACGCCGTGTCTATGGGCAAGGTGGTTTAATGTCTTTTCTCGGTCGGTAATATCGCCGCGCAAAAACACGCGGTTTACGTCGTCCGCATCTCGGAATGTTGCGTTAATCTCTTCCGCCAGCTTGGCAAAATAGGCTTGCGCCGCTGCTACGCGCGGATTACTGATATTTCCATTCATCACGGTTAAGTAACAGGCAAACCGCGTCAATTTAATATCATTGTCGCAATTATGTGAGGCCGTCTGAATAAAGTTTTCAGTGATCGGAATATCTAACTGGAAGCATACGGAATGGGCGCGGTTGATTGCTTTTAAAATGGCCTGCATATCATTGTAGCCAAGCATCATTGCCAAGTCTGAAGCATACCAAAAGGTGTTTTCATCGGACTGGGCAAAGCTGTCAAATGTTACTGTTGACTGTGGGGAAAATACGGCAAGCTGGTGTGTCATATCGCAATTAAATTTAGTCATTTTTAAGCTCTTATTTTACCATAAAATGTTGTTTTATAATGATGATTTACAATTAAATTAAGCTAAAACGCTCCACCAAAACACACGACCGATGATGTTCATTTCGTCTGCGTCGGCTTCTTCATCTGGGTAGGCTTCGGAATTGTAGCTTTTGATGCGGATTTTATTGTCAGGCAGTTTTTGCAGTATTTTCGTCCGCAACAGCCCGCCGTGATTGACGGCATAGATTTTTCCGTCCTTGATGACCTTGTCTGCGGTATTGATGCCGAGTGTCGCGCCGTCGGGGAATACCGGCTCCATGCTGTCGCCGTCCGCGCAAACGCAAACCACATCGGCGGGATTGATGCCGTGTCGCCTAAGCGTTGATTTTGAGAAACGCAGTTTGTAGCCGTTGTAGTCCTCGATGTCGTCTGAAAATCCATTCCCTGCCGATAGGTGTATATCTTTGTAGAACGGGACTTCGCAATCATCAGCCGATAACGGTGTCTTACTGTCCCAAACGTCCAGCGTACCAATTACGGTAGCGTTTGATTCAGGTCGTCTGAAATCTTCTTTCCCATCTAACCACCCGCGCGGCAAAGATAGGGAATCTTCAATCTGCGCCGCCGCACCATTTCCTATATTCCGATAGCCATTTACCCACTGGTTTACCTGCGCTGGTGCTTTCCCAATAGCGCGGGCAAATTCAGCCTGACTGCCGTTGAACCGGCTTTCAATCAAGTTTTTCAGATTATCAAGTCTGCTCATTTCTTTACTCCCAGCTAAATCAACGTTTTAAATTATAAAGCAACGCTATATATAACAATGCTACTATTTTGCTTGCGTTTTGAAAATAGCTTTGCTATACTATTGCTACATTGAATATAGCAAGGTTGAAATATGAACTTAATTGAATATTGCGCCATTCGCGGGAATCAATCTTACCTAGCAAAAAAAACAGGGATTTCACCAGCATTCATCAATCAGATCGCACGAGGCGTTAGAAGTGTTCCTGTTCAGTCGGCGGCATTGATTGAAAAGGCAACAAAAGGCGAAGTAACACGGCAAGAGATGTTCCCTGATGATTGGGAAAAGATTTGGCCTGAATTGGCAAAAAAGCAGCGAAAAAAGTGAATAACCGAAAGAAAAGAAAGGAAAGAAAATGAAGAAGCAGGACAGAAACCGCCTATCAAAGAAAGACAGACGGCTGATTAAAAAAGCGATGCTGAAAGCCGCCGCCAAAGGCTGCGATGAGGTTTACAGAATCGCGGAGGGATTGAAAGACGGCTTTGAATTACTTAGAAAGCAGCTCGATTAAATGGCCGTCATCGGTATTTAGCCCCGATTCTTCGAGTTTTTGATGAAGTGTTTGGATGAATACCGCCAATTCTTCGGCTTGTACTTTGGCTGAACTGCCGCTTAAGCGGATAGAACCGCTGCGGATAAGCTCTTTGGTAAGTATGAAGGATAAGTTGGACGACATTTTTTACTCCGTCGGTTGTTGTGTGGAAACTCGATTGTAACGGAGTGATGACAAATCGGAAAGACGGTTGACTGCCCGGACAGACGGGCAACCGATAAAGAAAAGCCCGCACGAGGCGGGCAATTCCCCTGAATTGCGAGGAAACGATTCAGGTAAGACGAAAGGCGATTATGAACCAAAAACAGACACAGTGCAAGAAGATTGTCGAGTATATCCGCGCAAACGGACACATCACGTCTTTGGAAGCATATGAAAAGCTAAAGATTACACAGCTTGGAGCGCGAATCACGGATTTAGAGAGTCGTGGATTTGAATTTAACAGACCGCGTTACAAGGTCGGCAACTGTAAAAGACCTGTCGCGCATTACTCGATAGCTAAGTCAGGAATTGAACCATGAGCCGAGAACAAAGAATACACGAGGCCCGATTGCTGGTGTTGGCTTATATGCAGGCGGAAGATGTCAAGAAAGCTCAGGAAGCGTTGGACAAGTGGGCTGAAATTGTGAAAGGGGTTGATGATGACGATTGATAGATTTATCCCAAATAGTTTTCAGATAAGCAATGAATTTGTCGATTCATTGATGGATGAATTGAGCGGCAATGCTGTCAAGTGCTATTTGAAGATAGTCCGAAAGACTAGAGGTTGGGGGAAAGAATCAGATGCTATTGCCATCAGCCAGTTTATTGATGGCAAAAAGCTGAAAGATGCGCGAACTGTAAACGCCGCGTTATCAGAATTGGAAGAAGCAGGGTTGATACAAAAGCATGAATTTCCGGGTCGTCCAAATGTGTTTTCATTGGCTACACCCACTACAAAAAATGTACCCCCTTCAAAAATTGTACCCACTACAAAAAATGTACCCACTACAAAAATTGTACCCACTACAAAAAATGTACATACACCCCCTTCAAAAATTGTACCCACTACCCCCCTCAAAAATTGTACCCCACAAAAAACAATAGAAAACAAAGAAAACAAAGAAGAGAGGGAAACAGAAATTTCAGAGGCCGCCGAGATTGCGAAACCCATCAACATCAACATCGGCGATTTTGCGATTACTGACGACTGGGAGCCTGAAGACAAAAAAGCGTTTAACGCAAAACTTCGCCGCTCACAAATCCCAAGCCTTGAAGACAAACGAATCAAAGATGCGCTGATTGAGTTTACAGGCTATTGGGGGGCAAGAGGCGATATGCAAACGCAGGCGATGTGGGAACACAAGTTTTTTCAATCACTGACACGCTTAAAGGCAAGAGGCGAATTGGGCGCGGTAAGACAAGACCCTGCTCACAAACGATTGGATGTGCGAACTGCTGACGGTATGCCGGTAGTTAAAAAATCATCAGGGCTTCGACCATTGGGGAAATTTTGAAAATGACTGAGCAATTTGAAATCTTGGCAAGCTTGGAGGCAGAGCAGTCAGTATTGGGGGCAATCCTGATTGACAACGATTCTGCAAACTTGCTGACAGACTTAACGCCGAAAAATTTTTTCAGCGACAAAAACGGCCTGATTTTCAAGACGGCAATGTCGATGATTTCAGACGGCCTGCCGGTAGATGTGATTACGCTTGATGCAGAACTTGGAAGGCGTGGATTGAGCGAAGAAACAGGCGGCCTTGCCTACCTGATTGACCTGCACCAAAACACGCCATCGGCGGCAAACGTTGGACGATACGCGCGGCTGGTGTCAGAAAGTGCGGCAGAGCGTGAATTGCGATTCGCTGCTGAACAAATCGAAAGACTGGCGACAGAACGAGATGGCCGCTCAATCGCTGATAGACAGGCTGAGGCGGTTGCCCTGTTAGACAAAATCAGCGGCACGGCGGCAGGTAGAAGCGAGGAAATGAGCTACGAAGATGCGATAAGGGCAACACTGCATCACTGGGAGCGAATTTCTGAAACGGACGGAATGCTTGGTTTCTCGACTGGCTTCAGTAATTTGGACGAGGCAACAGGCGGCCTGCAACGCGGAAATCTGACAGTGATCGGCGCAAGGCCGGGTATGGGTAAATCGGTCCTTGCTGAAAACATTGCCCGGCACTGCGCGAAAAACGGCCTGTCAGTGCGCTTTCAAAGCTACGAGATGTCAGGTGTGGAGCTAACCCAACGCGGCGCATCTGCTGAATATGCGATTGATTACGGCAGGCTGAAAAAATACCGCATGACACAAACAGAAACAGACAATTTTGCCCTGTATATCAGCAAGGCGAGAAATTGGAAGTTTGTGATTGATACCGAGATGATCGGAATTGATGCAATTGCCGCACGATGCCGATTAGAGAGGCGCAAATCAGGGCTTGACCTGCTTGTTGTAGACCATCTGCACCTGATGCCGCGTAAAGGCGTGAACGAGGTTGCTGAGCTTGATGATATTACAGCACGCCTGAAACGCTTGGCGATGGAATTGCAAATCCATGTCTTGCTGGTTGCCCAATTGAACAGGGCGACTGAAAAGCAAAGCGACAAACGCCCTAGCTTGGCAGACCTTCGAGGAAGTGGCGGCATTGAACAAAACGCAAACTTGGTGCTGATGCCATACCGTGAGGGCTACTACGATTCCGAAGCACCGCAAGGAACGGCGGAATTAATTATTGCGAAGAATCGAGACGGTGAGCGTGGTGTACTTGATTTGACGTGGGAGGGGCAATATCAAAGGTTTGGAGAGTATGAGTATTACAACTAAGCAAACCTGTTACCACTGCGCCCACGCAGATTTTAAAGCTGAATCGGAAAGCACTATGCGCGGGTTTGCGAAATGCACAAAGGCGCGAAATGCAGAGGAGCGGGCGACGTATTACCACGGCGGGCATATCTGCCATTTGAAAGACTTTTGGTCGGGTGGTAGCGGTTTTGAAGCCGCGCCGGCGGCGACGATGGCAAAACGGAAAAACGAATTTGAAAAATGGAGAACGAAAAAATGACGAAAGTGTGTGCTAGGTGCGGCGAAGAAAAGCCGTTGAGCGAGTTTCACAAAAGCGGCTTGGATGCCTATGGGAACAGTATGTTTAATTCCAAATGCAAGGTGTGCGTCAGCATTGAGGCCAAGTATTACCGCGAAAACAACAAAGAGGCACTAAAACAAAAACGCCAAGAACTGCGAGAAAAGGCTGCTCCGGATGTGAGCATCTTGATGCGCGAAGCGGCGCAAATGGCAAATCAGGCATTCCCGCTTTTAAGCTCTGCGTATTGGAACACAGGCGCGGCAAAACGAGTTTACGAAGAATTGGGGATGAAATGGACGTTTTAAGTTTGCCCTACCCTATCAGCACTAACCGATATTGGCGGACGTTCCGAAACCGCCAAATCGTGAGCAAAGAAGCGGTGGCATACAAGGCGCGTGTTGCCGCCATCGCCGCTGAAAAC